TTTAACTGGATATTATATTTATCTACTATTTCCTTAGGCAATTTTCAGTTAAGATTAGTAGCCATAAATGTATTTAATACTTCTTCCATCTTGTTCTCTAGCCTTCATACTTGTTGTAATAGTTGTTCAATAGTAATATTCTTAGAGAAACCTTCACTAAGGCTTGTATTACTATCAGCTATGCTCTGTGAAATAGTATCTCATACAGAATTTAATTCAGTATCTACATCCTCTTTCATTTTAACGATATATTCTGCCATTAAATCCAGCTTTCCATTGATACCATTGAAATTTTTAGAGCTGTTTCAGTCCACAGATGAAGAAGTGTCAACTACACTCTGTTTTATCTCGCTTAAAATCTTTTCAAGCTGATTTAGTCTAGTATTCACTCAGCTTCATTTAATCTGTTTCTTAATATCGTTCAGATTTTTAATTACTTCTGTATCTTTATATCTATTCTTCTCTGCATCTTTGAATAGTTTATCTACTTTATCAAATCTGCCATTAATAGAAGTAAAGTAAGGTGCTGCTGTTCTACCCCAAGAGTATTTATTAGAGTAGGCATCAAACTCATTACCACCAAACTTATATCTATCATAATCAGATGATAATTCTGAACCACCATCAAACATATATAGATATACTTTCTCTGGAGAATACTTAGAAAAGTTATAGATATACCATCAGTATCCTAACTCTTTTAAGGTTCAGTTTTCTATATAAACTGTTCCATCTCTCCCAATGATAGTAACCTTAGGACTTAATCAAGTCTTTGGTACTCCTCAGTCTGTAAAGCTAACTGCAATCTGTTCCATTGTTTTTGGTTATTTATATAAATTATTTATCTTCTTCCTCGTTATATTGAGCTTCCAGATTCCATTTGTTAATGAAACTATTAGCGATTTTCTCCAAATTGTTTTTAGAAACTCACTCTCAATCAATTTTCTTTAATATATTCTGATAATCTTTAACGAACTCTGGTATTTTTTGTGCTATTTCTGCAGCATTATATGATGTTTTTAGTAGTCAACTAGCACCTAAAGATTCTTGTAGCATTGATACCAAAGCCTTTGATAAGAAATTAGTAGTACCGAATGATAATTTACCAAGTATTCTTGATACAGTCTTTCATGCACCACTAGCGAACCAGCTTTCTTTTATAGCTTTCTTGTTAAAATTAGCTTCAGCTTTCTTTATATTTCTTAATCACTCTTGTATTGTATAAAGTGATGATAACTGAGCATCTCTCTTTCTTATGTCTTCTCAAATATCTAGTCAGTCTATAACTTTATTAACTTTCTCCATATTTTTAGCCCATTGTTGTGCTTTATCTGTATCTTTGTATTGATTAGTCTTGTTATTATATACTTTCTGATTAAGTGAATTACCTTCTCTCCTTATCTCTAAGATAGTTTCGGCTGGAAGTTTTCAATTCTTTAATGCTGTTTTATAAGAACTGTATTCGGTGGCTTTAGCTTCATCTATATCTTTGTAATGTTCTATGATTCTATCTAATAGCTTATCTATTGGATATACAGCTACATCAACAGTTGTTTTCTTTCAATTGCTATCTAATACATCTGTCTTTTCAGTAACTCATAAGTCATTGTGTCAGAATAGCTTTTTCTCTCATTGAGCTGTTGTTGTCTGTTCTTCCTTTAATCTATTTACAGTATCATCTACATTCTTCTGGAGTTCATCTAATTTCACAGGTCTTTCTTTACTGCCTAATAGCCTTTTAATGAAGTTATTTTTAGTATTTAATTTTCATTCTTCATTTAATAGGTCTAGTCACTTAGATGCAGTTTTGCTTGTTTCAATTTCTCATTGAGTAACTTTCTGAGCTGCATTTAATTTGTCTTTTTCTAATTTAGTTTGTCTATTCTCTTTAGCATTTTCTTTAAGAGTATCTATTCATCATTTTATATCTCAATTTTTTACTTTATCGTAGCTTTCTTTCCATCATTGAACATCAGCATCTTTTATATTCTTAATATCTCTCTTTCATTTTCTAAATAATGATAACATATTTCAAGCTACAAAAGCATCCCAATCAGCTTTATCTTGTTCTGTTTGTAGGCTATCTCTAATTTGTTTGAATCAAGGTAATTGGTTTATATTACTTCATACCCAGCTCAATCAATCTCATAATGCTTCTGGTGCTCGTTTAGTTAAATCAAAGTTTGCAATAGTTGAGAATCAAGCCTTAAATAAATTATTTTTTAATACATTCTTACCTAATCAGCTTGTTAAGAATTTAGTTCAGAAACTACCTCATTTCAATCATCAAGCTGTAAATGCTATATCAGTTAATCACATAGCCATTTTAGTAAACGCACTTCATGCAGTTGGAGTATATTCCTTCTTGTTTTGTTCCTTGCTTGCTTCAAAGTCTTTCTTAGCTTGTGCTAAATCTCTATCAGTTAGATTTGCTGGCACCGTTCAATATTTATCTTGTACATAGTTCATAAAAGCAGTTCTCTCTAAGTCTTTTTCTCTGCTTACATTATAGTCAGTTCAAGCTAATCACCAATCTAATAAATCTCTTACTCATTCTCATCGTTTAGGCATCCAACCAGCAATTCATTCAGCTATTCATTCAACCTTATCTCATACTTTATCCCAAGTATCTTTCTCTATCCATCACAAATCTTTTCATAATTCGATAGCATCTTGTTTATTATAAAAGTATTTATTAAAGCTGTCTTTATATTCTGGATTAGTTTCTAAGAATCATGCTATCACTCACTCATCTGTTAAGTTCATCATATCACTTGGCTTATATCCCATTTTGATATATTGGTCTTTAATCATATCAGACAAATCTGCTTTCTTAACTTGTGAATTATAAGTATTCTTAGTCTTTGTATCTTTAGCATTATTAGCCTTATTAATAAGGTCTAACTTTATCTGTTGCCTTCAAGCATTAATGTCTGCTTGTTTCTGGCTATTTAATGCTGAATTGTATAATCATTGAATGATTTGTTGTTTCTCGAAATCACTTCAAGTTGGATAATTCTGTTTTACATAATTCAGAATCTTTTGTTCATCATCTACTGATATTCACTTAAACATTTGAGATGGATTAGTGACAGTTGATTTAACCTTACTTACATCAAAAGTCATAGGTATAGCTTCTTTATCAGCTTTCCTAAGATTTAATTGTGCATTAGGTCTGCTTATTTTCTGTAAATCCATTTAGATAATATATCATTATAAAATTATTTTAATGATGCCCATACTGCATCAAAATCTATACTTCAGTTATTATTAGTTACAGTTGTAGTCTGTTCCATTCATTTCATAGGTTTTATTGTTTGAGTTCATGATGAGCTTCATTTTCATCAATACATCTTATATATTCAGTCTAATGTTTGTTCTCAGAAATATGCCTTTTTAGCATAAGTATTATATATATCTAATAGCTCTGCTTTGAATGCAGCCTCAGACATCTTATTCTTGTTTAGTTTAGAAGCTGATGTTTCAATCTTAGGCCACTCTCATTCTGTTAAAGAACCGAATGTAGCTCATTTAGATTTAAGATTTACAAGGTTATCCATAGTCAAATTATTCTTAATGTAGTCATAGTTTGCTATATAATCTCATAATTCGTTATCTGCATAATCACTTCCTAGCATAGTTGATTTTAATCTCCATTCTCATGGATAATTTGCTATCAATTTTCAAAGTGTATCTAGTATTTTTATTGTAGTATCATCTGGTTCTTTTGATAAATCCTTCAAATAATTATCTCTCATGGTTAAGAATGTCCTCTCATTGTATCACATATTCTTTATCTTCTTCCGTTGTTGGTCTGTTAGTTTTGTAGGTAGAGTTTCAAAGAAGTCTTTTAATAATGGGTCGTATCATTTGCTTGTATCGCTACTTGCATTCCAATTTGGTGTAGATAATGATGGATTAAAATATCAATGAGTTATATCGCTCTTATTTACCCATCTTTCATGTACTTTCTTATCATCTCACCAATTAGATTCTAATAATTTTACTCTATCTCAATCTATTGCAGCAACTATTGCTGTGTGTCAGTATTGTGGATATTTTTCACTATCCATTACTGCTATGCTTCATACAGCTGGTTCTTTTGTGTTTGTTATTGCTGCTTTTTTATCAATAGGGTCAGTATATAATCTACCATATCATAAACTTTCTAGGTAGTCATTAACAAAGCTACCACATTGTCATCAATTAGAATTTAATGGGTGTTCTGACATAAAATTATTTAATCAGCTTTCTAATTGACTAGAAGTTATCGGTGTGTAATCAGTAAAGTTATATCAATTTGTTGCTACTCATGTTCATCAAACAGTTTCTATTGAGTAAGTTCAATCTGGATTAACAGTAAATACATATCAAGTATCTCATACTTTTTCAAAACTTACTTTTGGAGATGTTCAAGAAACAGTATTAAGAGTAGCATATCATTCTTTAGCTCTAAGTGGTTTTAAGAAATTCTCCTCTAATGCTTGACTTAGACTTACTCCATTCTTCTTTGCATAAGCCATAACATCATTTATAACCTGACTTTTACTTCTCTGTATTATGCTTCAATATTTATCATAATAATCTGATAGTACACTATCTAATGCCATTTGTTTCTGTGTATCTGTTCCATTGTCAGCTTGGTCTAGTGTTACATTAGTAGCAGCATATTGAGCTTGAGCTAATTCTGACATTCATTCTGGACTGTAATCATAATACATTCCATATTCCTTTTGGAGTTGTGATATACTATCTTTTCAAATCTGAGTTCTATCTTCTCTCTCTTGCTGCATATAATTTACATAACCTTGAAGTTTAGTTAATTGTACTAGGTTGTTCTCTTTCTCTCTTAGTAAGTCAGAGTTCATATCCTGTGCCATAGCCATAAGTGTAGCTTTACTAGCTCAAGGGTATCTTTCTACTAAATCATCATAAGTATGTTTAACTGTATTATCTATATCTAGGTTTCTAGCATTAATATCTGCTATCTCTTTTTGGTATCCTAGTTCTTCTTCACTAGCATAGTTCTCTGTTCTATCATCTATTAGGTTTCAGTCTTTATCTACAAATAATCATTGTGCTTTTAACCATTCTATAACCTTTCAAGTAGATGTTTGTGCTTCATCTATCTCTCCAGTCATTACACCAATGGTATCTATACTAGCATCAGATTTTATTTTATCTTCTTCCTTCTTCCTTGCTTCTTGTATCTCTGCATATCTTTGTGGGTCGTTATATTTCATATAAGCTAGATAGTCTTCATAAGGCTGTCCATGTGCTAATCAATATCATAAGTCATCTGAACTTAGATTATCATACTCTCCGTATTTCTTCATTCTTTTGAAGTAATCGTTTAGAGTATCTATCTGTTCTTGGCTTCTTCCTTTTCAAGCTATGAAAGCATTATAAAAAGAATTGTAATCTGAAAACAATCAAGGGTTTGTCTTGCTTAGGTCATCAAGATTCCTAAGTATTTCTGCCATTCTTTCTGGGCTGTTATCTTGATAGTCCCAACCTTGATTAGTTTGATTACCTCATTGAGTACCACCTTGATTTACTTTCTCATAATATCAAGTTTTAGGGTTATATTGATATTGTCCTGCTCACTGATTTTCATATTCACTACCTTTAGCTCAAGTAGGAGTAGAAGTCTGATTAGGATTTGTCTTATTAGTTATTCAGTATTTATTAAGAGTATCCTGCATATTAGGATTATTCTTTAATAACTCCTGTTGTTCTTCATAAGATTTAGCATTCCAAGCATCTCTTACTGAGTTTACTACATTAGCATTAGATGAATAAGTCTGATTTCAACCTTGTTTCTCATAGTATTCAGTTCCTGTGTCATAAGCATAGTTACCTTGTCATTGATTTACATAATTATTAGACTTATTAGTTCAGCTTGGTTGATATTCTGTCGGTACTCAATAACTACTGTTGCTTGTAGTATTTTTGCTAACGGTAGTACCTGTGGTTTTAGCTGTATTTGTAGTCTGATTTTTCTCAGCATTATACTGATTCATAAACTTCTGGAAATTTCATGTACTATCGTTTTTATTCATATCAGCAAATTGTTTTTGCTTCTCTGGGCTTAATGCCTCATATTGCTGTTTTATCTTTTCGTAATCGTATGCCATTTATATATTTATACGGTTAAATTCCCTTAAGGGTATTATTTGTTATTTGATATTAAGTTTTCAAATAATTAGTAGATTTTATTATTGACTTATCATAATCTTGTAATAGTCATAGTTAGATATGGGTTTCTATCTGCTCACGTTCAGCTTCATACATATACATATTCACATATTGCATATAACTTAGCACCTTTCTTAAAGTCACGTACTACTGTTTCTGTATCTCTAGGTCAAGCACTACCAGTATGTCACGTATGGTCTATGAATTTTCAGCTAGTATTAGTATCATATATTCTAGTATTGAAATAATGGAAACTTCACTGTGTAGGATATGTAATATCTATTTGATATGTTCAATCTGCTGGAAATACCACCATATTATTAGTAGCTCAAATAATAGTGAATTTCAGTTTACCTACCTCATTACTAAGAACATAATCGTGTATTCTCTGCTGTTCTCAAGGAGGATAATCTCATCCCCAGTTTCAATCAACTGTTGCTTGTATGTATCAAGCTCTAGGTGCTGAGATTATGGATGTACTCTCTAATAGTTTAGGTGCATTTACTCAAGGTATCACAGTAGCCATACCAGTAGTAGTCTGATTATTAGCATTTATCATCGCTGCTGTATCTTTAGTTTCTTCATCTCTAATATCGTAATCGATTACATTATCTGCATCTTTTACTTCTTCTCATACAACAGGGTATCAGACTTTTTCTGCATTCTCTCGTGCTTCTAAAACCATTAGTCTAACATAACATTATAATATAAATCTGCACTATAAAGATTGGTATCTTTTGTTTTTGTACCACTATCGTAAATACAGTTAGTTAATACAAACTTGAACTGTATCCATTGGAATCTACAATTAAGTTTAAGAGTAGTAGCAAATGGACTTCTCATATCCCATTGTGCATATAATCATCAAGGCTGTGTAGCCTCATGCCATTGCCAGTCTTCTGGATTATCAGTAGTAGCATCTGCTTCTGTTCTATAATACACATGGATATTACCACTATCTGTTCAGTCTTTTCCTAAATGATAACCTACTCTTAGATATCCACTCTGCTTTATTTCACTCATTGCTGTACCAAAGTAGCACATAGTCTGAACTTCTCCAGTAGTTGCCATTCATTCATTTACTCATACTCTGATAGGTTTATTACTTCATCAAGATACATACTTATAATTCCTAGTAATCATTATTCAGTTCTTATAACTACCAATAGCTCATAACTTAAATCAGTCTTCTACTTTATGCCATAGATTAAGCACATCTGCATAGTTCTTATTCTTGGCTCAATAAATATAAATACCTCAGTTAGCCACTAGGAATAGCTTATCATCATATACACACATACAATTTCTAACAGTTGTATCTACATCTCAATCAACTTTCTTTAATAGGTAATATTGGTATCAGTTTAGCAAACCTAGTCATTTATTACTAAGTAGGTATAAGTATCAGTTATAGATAGCACTTCCTATTATTGAGTATCACTCCAAAGGTATTACTTCATTAACTGCATCACTTACCTTATCCCATAGTATAACTTCACTACCATAAGGCTCATCTACTGCTACTGCTCTAATAAATCATCAAAGCTCATTAATAAATCTGATATACCATCACTCCTGTAATTTGAATCAGTCTTGTAAAGTATCTGGTATTTCTCTAGTAACTTTCCACATTATATTCTCATCTCATACACATAAGCATACATCACTAGCATATAATGGGTGAGTATAGTTATTCTGTAATGCTTGTGTCATTCTACCGTATGTAGATATACTAGCATCAGTTGAACTAGCCATATCAGTCCAGTTATATCAGTTATCTTTCTTATAATATACATAGTCAGCTGTAGATACATATATATATCCATTAAATATCTCTAAATCACAAATATTCTCTCCAAAAGAACATAGTTCAGTTCTTGTCCCATCTCATTCTAATAGGTATATATATTTATCAGTACAGATTAGCCATCAACTGTCTTGTGAAGAATAAGTACAGTTCTTTACCGTTTGTTTACCAGTACCTCAATCTCATATATCGTATCATTTTGTAGTATCTGCATAAGCTGGTATAGGTTTAGGGAAAATACTCTTAGCATCTTGCCTTATCTCCATATCATTTGAATAATAGAAAGAGTTTTTAATACCTGTAAAAAGGTCATCCGATAATCATCAGTTAGCTCATCTGAATATAGGTCAGATTTTCTGCATTTTTTTAAATGGGTCTGTTGCCATTAGTAATTAAGAAAGTTTAAATTAGGTAAATAAGCTGTGTCAGCTAATTGTCATCTATCCATAATATTTTGAATTGCTTTATTCTTCTCGCTATCAAAGAAAGCTCTACTATTTCCTCTAGCCGTTTCGAAATTAACTCACATATTTCAATACATCCAATATTTAAGTCATTCTACTAATATGTAGTGCCATCTTTTAGGTATCCAGATAAATTCTTCTTTATCTAATACATTTGTGATATATTCTGTAAGAGTTCATAATAAAGTCTGATTACTATCATATACATTTGCTCAAGCTGTTGGTGTTTCACTTGCTGTATAGATTGTTCCTTGATAGCAATTCCATGCATAAGGATATGTACTAGAGTTATCTAAATCCTTAGCTCTCCTATACTCATCATTAAGATATTTTATTCATGGTATAATTGTGAACTCTGGATTATATACAAATCCCCAAATCATTAATTGTGAGTCTTCCTTTGGTGCTGGAAGTAAATAAACGTTATCATTTGCTATGAAACAAGCCTTTGGCTCTCCAGTAGCTTCAAATTGATTAGGATTAACTTTATCAACGAAATGAACTGGTATATCATGCCATTTTCATTCCTTTCCCATAAGCCATACACTCTGAATTTTAGATAATGGGAATGGAATAACAGTACCCGTATCTTCTTCATTAGAGAAAGAGTATTCTGATTGTCCAGCGTATACATCTAAATTAAGTACATTAAATCAATGTCAGCTATCAGAACTTCTTATATCAGAACCGAAATCTTCAATAATAAAGTTAAGAAATCTGTATGCTTCTTCTGGAGTTACGATGTCTAATGTACATCCAGTTTGCCTTCTAGCTAGGTCTATAATTTCACTAGGTTTCATTTATATATTAATAATTATAAATATTTTTTAAGTTGTTCTTCACAGTCAGATACTTTCTTTCTCAGCTTCTCATTAGTATAATGTAGTATTCATTGAAAGTTCGTATCGTTAGTCTGATGCCACATAGCTGAGTTCAATTCTATTGCTTGGAGTAGGTTAGTCTTAAACTCATTCAGCCTTCTAACTTCTGCTTCATTATTCACTTTCACATATAAGTAAGCATCTGCATAGTATGTATTACCACTAACTAATTCTGATGGAGTATGTTCTACTTCATAGATATTCGTTGGTAGCTTTCAGTTTTTTCTTCCTTTGTAATTGTCTTTTATGTATCTATTTCCATTTCTACCTATCCAACTTACTGCATGACCATAAGTAGAAGTTCCAAATGATACTCAGTTTAATATACAGTCTTCTTTATAGTCAGCATTATACTTACTATTTCCTCTGTATCAGCTACATAATGTATAGTTCTTAGATAATATCTTATCTACTGTTTCTGTATCGTATAGACTTACTCTATAATAAACAACTTTTCATAAGTCTGAGTGATGTTCATTCCAATAATCTGCTACTAGGTTTACTGCTGATTTCACATACCATCATTCTCATCTAATCCTACCTCTTTTATAAGATTCTTCTACTATCTCATCTATTTCAGACTTCTTAAATTCATAATTAAATAAGTCTGATACTGCACCGAATGCTGAGTATAAAGTACAATGTGGAGTTCAGCTTTGACTATACTCAAATATCTTATCATCTTGTTGGGTTAGTTCTGGTAAAGCATCTACCTCTCATCAAGTTAATAAGAAATCTGAATTTTCAGCTCATATTCCTAAGCATCCATTGTTTATTTCTTCCATTGGTTTAGGTCTGAATCTAAAATCTCTGGTAAGTTTTGGCATTTTTGTTTCTCTAAGTGGCAAAGTGTTTCGAATAAACAGCTACGACATCATTCTATTGTTAGTCAGTATCTGCATTCTCTTTTGTTTTCGCTTTCTTCGTATCGTTTTTCTTTTTCTTTCATTTTAGTAGTTCTGGGATGTAAAACATACTATCATCTGCTTCATACAATATCGTATAAAGCTCTCTCCTTACTCACTCACTTAACACTGATTTAACCGTTTCATACACTTGTTTTAACTGTTCTCTTGGATTCTGTTTGTTCCCAAAGTAATTGTTTAAAGCTATATGTTCTCTTTCACTCATTACTATTTTATTCTCAGGTATATTTACATTATAAAGGTGTTTATTACAGCGACCTACGATGTGGTGTAGGTTAGTAGAGTATTTATCTATTACTCTATTCAGCTTTCGCTGTCTTCAATTAATCTCTACTATTCTATTTGGTCTTTCATGATTTTTCTTCCTCATTTAGCTTCTGTTTATAAGCTAAAATCTTTCGCTTAAATCTGATTCTTTCCCACATTTTCTTTACTCACATACATATATTGAATAATCGTTCTATCATACTATAAGGCGATATAAAAGTCTGATTAGCCTTCCTTCTCCTCATCTTTTCTTCTCATTACCACCAAAGCACTTTCTGCACTCCCTTGATGGTAAAATGTCTTAGCTAATCACTTATTAGGTCACCAATTCTGACTACCATATAAGTATTGTAGCATCATTAGTCTTCCCATTTGCTTTTTCCTTGATAATATCCATCAAAGCTCTGTTTTTATTATTTTGTATTCTCGCATTTTACTATGTTAGTTATGTAAATGCTCTAATTTCTCTAAAGTTGTCCTTATCCATTCTAAGTTAGCCTCCATCCTTGTCAATCTGCTATCTAAGTCTAGTTCTTCTAACTTATCTAATCTCTTTTCACATTCCTTTAATTTTCAGTTTAGATTACTCCGTGTGACACCCAGTAAAAAGACAAATACTACAAAACTGACTATCGTTCAAGGCTCTGTTATATAGTTAAAGAATGCTTCCATCTTCTCATCTATCATCAATTAAAGGGTCTGCTTTAGCTTCTCATACCTTTTGTCCGAAATAGAATGAGATAACCATAAGCATTGCATTATTAAATAAGCTAGTTTCTTCTCCCTTTAATGTTAAGTAAACAGTTTGAAAACCGAGTACAAGAGTAAGGATTAAGAATACTAGCTTAGTAACTGACATTGTTTTCCAGAATTTCATATTTGAGATGTTTAGTATCTAAAGGAGAAAGTCATTCAGACTTTCTATTTCTTTTTTCATCATCTTCCACAAGGCATTTGCTTAATATTTAAGAGATAAAATCCATACTCTTAGGGTTGTAGGTAATCCGAAGACTACCTACTATTTAAGAGAATGAGGGTTTACTAAGCAACCAATACTTCAATACATCTCTTTTTACCTTCTTCGAATGTTTTAATTCCATACAAAGTCCAGCAAAGATAGTTGTAACCAGTCTTTTTAGGTTCTTTGTTCTTTTGAATTGCAACATCTTTTTGGATAACCATGTCAGTACATCCGTATTGTCCAGCCCAACAGTGAGCTACTTCTCCTCCTAGAGTTACTCCAGATTGAGCATAAGTTGTATGTCCACTTGTAACGATAGTAACATCTGTTCCATCATCGATAGCAGAAGCATTAACTTTGATTAATTTAGCTCTATCAGCAGCATCAAATTCTACATAATCTCCAGCAGTAGCCATTACTCAGTTAATCATTCCTTTAAGAGCAGCTAAAGATGGTTTACATTCTCCAGCTGAAGCAGGGTTAGCTTTGAAAGTAATAGTTGCACCGTTAATTGTCAAAGTATCAGAAGCAGCTATTGAGCTAACTGTAACTTTGTTAGTGTGAGCTACATTGTTTGAAACCAATAGGTTGAAGTTACCCCAAGTTCCTAAGTATCCAACTCCTTTCAATACTCCTCTAAGAGCAGCATCTGCTTGGTTGAATCAGTTTACTAAGTTAGTTTGCTGAATTGCAGCCTTAACATCTGGAGTGATAACGAAGAACCAAGGTTTTGTATCTTCGATGTCGTTTGAGTTCATCATAGCTTCTGTAAGAGTGAACATTTTGAAAGCATTTGATACAGTTACTGTAACTGGGTCACCTGCATTTCCTCCTGATACAACAGCATCATCTACTGTGTAAGCAGCGTTCAATACTTCTTTCAAGAAAGCACCATCAATATCTTTCTTCAAAGCATAAGTCATACGGTCGATGTATTTGTTAGCAGCATCGTATTTGTTCTGTTTAACATCGATTTCATCGATATATACAGTAGCTTCTTTTGACTTATTAACTACTAAGTATTCATCAGTAGCTGATACATCTTGTACAGTTACATCAGTTCCTTTAGTGTAGTTATTAACAACTACATCTGAGTAGTATGGTCTATGTACTACATCTCCATCTCTAAGTAAAGATTGTTCTTCCATGTTTGCTATTTCTCTAGCAACTAATTTTGTCTTAAGTAATCTCTGTGTTCTAGCACTTCGGTACTCTGGACTAAAAGCATCTAAATTGTTAGCCATTTTCTAATTAAATAAATGAAATAAATAAATCTGATTATTTCACATATCATTTTGCTGCTCTTTCTGATTTAGCCATTCCATCACTCCAAGCTAAGAAATCATCATCTGACATATTGGCAAAGTCATCCATGTTAGTTGGTGTCTTAACCTCTGTGCTTGGTTTGGCTACTCCAGTCAGTGTAGCTCATGAATGTGTCTTATTCCTATATTGCTCATCCAATAGCAATGTAGGGTCGTTTTGTGCAGCATATAATTGGAATGCTTCACTATAACTTAGGTCTTTTTCTTCCCTAAGTTTCTCAATACCTTCTTCGTGTCATTTGGCACTAGGGTATTTTTCATAGAAGTCAGCTTTTTCTTTTTGAGCTTCCTTCTCTAGTTCTTGAGCAGCTATCCCTTCTTCAAGTTCTTTAAGTCTGCTCTCTAACTCAGCAGTGTTCTTTACTTGAGCTTTTAAACTCTCAACTTCAGCTCTTGCTTCGTTCCTTTGTTTTAGGAGTTTCATAACGGAATCTTGTTTCTTAGTAGTTGTTTCAGTTTTAGGCTGTTCTTCTACTTTCTCCTCAGCAGGTTGTTCTGCTGGCTCTGGAGTTTCTTCTGCTGGTTGTTCAGAATCGTCATTCTGAGCTTCCTTAGCTTCCAACTCCTCGATAGTTCAATCCAATTCAGCTTGGATTAGTTCATCTTGTGTTGCCATAATCGTAACATTTAAAGTATAAAATGTGCCTTATACTAGGGCGAAGGAGTTACAATTATATTTGGTAGCATAATCTGACCTAAAGGCACTATTAAATCTGACTACACTACTAATATAATACCCTCGACAAGTATGCTTATTAAAGACCGTTAAGCTCTAAACTTGATAGAGCATTGATTTGTTCATCAATTTCAGCTTCTGCTCTTTCTTCCACTTGCGTTTCTTCTAATTTCAATTTCTCAAGTAATTTGTTAGGTAGATTATCCATACATTCTATCCATCGGTTATCAGACCTAATTAAGTCCTCACTTGCATAACTATCTCATTCTAAGATATTCTCTAGTTTGTACTCATGAGTTCTACCTAGCAATCTATCTATTCTCCAATTCTTAGATTTCTCTAAATCTTCTATTAAAGCTGATTTTACCTCCTTATCCTTAATTTTAATTCAGTCGATAAGTCAGTTTATGAAGTTGATTTCATGCCTTATCATATCAGCTTCTGATAGTAAGATACCATCTTCTAGTTCTCCAGCTAAGATTTGAGCATTCTTTTCTTCCATCTCAGCTCTTAAACCTCAGATATATTTCTGCCATTCTTTGCTCTCTTTTAGAGCTTCGAGTTTGATTATTAAATCCCTCATTCTTTTATAATTAGTAAATTAAAACTACTTCTTTTTCTTAAACAGTTTTTTAAACTTTTTCTCCTCCTTTGGAGTATTTACCACCTCCTTAACTTCTTCCTCCTTTATTTCATTTTCTACAACGGTAGGAACTGGCGTTTCTTGTGCTGTTTTCGTACTTAAACTGAATAATTTTGTCATCCTTATGTAATTAATGATGTAAATTACTCTGCTTGGAATGTAGCAGTAACTGATATGCTCTGAGTTACTTTGCTAGGTAATGTACCCCAACTTACAAACTCATATCATGTCTTAGCAGTAGCTGTTACTACTGTACTTCCGATTGTTAATTTGTTACTAGAAGCACTTATTGCCGTTCATTCATCTACTGTTACACTTGCTTTATCTACTGTACCGTAGTCTGTATCGTTAGATGCAATACTAACTGTATAATCTGGTACTATCATGTAGTTTACTTCATCTCTCTGTGCTTGCTGTACTGCTGGGATTCCCCACATATACCTCTTAACTTCTTTCTTTAACATCTTTTAAATCTGATTAATAACTAAATAATACTACTAGCCGTAGCACTTCACTGTCAAGGTATTAAATCTTGCCTTGAAGCTATCTTTTTATCTCATCCTTGTAGAGCTTGTGACATAGCTATATTGCTAGAACTATTTGCCATCTCTGTGAAGGCTGGATTTTGTGTTTGTTGCAAAGGCATTCTCATCATAGCATTTCTTAATGCTTGAAGGACTACATCCTTTGCTTTTGTATTCTCAGCTTTCTGGAAATATACCCAGAAAGTTCTAAGGTATTCTTGTGGATAACTAAACATTGATTGTGGTACTACATCAAGATTTAGCATATCTACAAATCCTAATGCCACTGTTTCATCGTTCTCCATAGGTACTAGAACATTGATTTCGTTTGGTGTCTTTCAGTTACATCTTAGACACATTCTAGTAGCAATTCTCTTACTAACTTCTGGAGTAGATGGATTATTAAGCATCATTCATAGGTATTTATCCCAGAATATTTGCTCTTTCTCATTCTTACTCTGTAAATCAGCTTTAGTTCATAATATTATATGAGGTATCTGTCTAGTGAAGAAATCATCTTTCTTTAGTTTAAGTGATTTGATTTCAAAGTTACTTACTATAACTGCATTCTTCTCATCTACTTCACTAAAGTTCTCTTGATAACCTTTCCACCATTCAAACCAGAACCTCTTATCTCACCAAGCATTAACTTTATTGTTAAGTAATCAGATTATATTAGAGTTAGCTTGAGCTATCTGACTTTCAGTAGCTGTTGTTCTACCTCCAGTAACTATTCATTGCTGTAAACTATCGATATTAGTATCTAGCATAGCTTCGTTCTCTAATGCTTGTATCATATTAAGAGAATCAGCTTTAATCTGACTTCTTGGTATCTCCATACCTACATTTTGTAGGTTCTCTACTGTATCAACAAAGATATTTCTACCATTAGTAGTAGGTTTAAGTATATCATCCTTATTTTTGATAAGTCTTGAGTTCCAAATGAAATCTCCACCAAGAGCTTCTTTCTTAGCTTTGATTATATTTAAGTTAAACAAGATAGTCTTTGCTATTTGTTTATCATCTAGCTTATCACATACAGATTCTCCAAATGGGTCGTTCCTTCTAGGTTTCCAGTAGTTAAGTATAATAGGGAACTCTACCATATTTGGATTCTTCTTCTCCTCTTTAAGTACAGGAGAAAGTTCTTTAATTCTGAGTATTGTTCTCCTAGCATTAGTTAATGTAACTATGTATTTCTTACCATCAAAGTTAGTGAAGTGATGATATATATCTAATGAGAAGTTAGTCTTTAGGTCATCACAGCAAGTAGGCATTACATAGTTATATGCAGTAGCATAAGCTACCCAGTTTTGTTGAGTTTCTGGACTAAAGTAAGCACCAACTACCTTATCTAATGCTTCTTTATCATAAGTTCAGTCTGCTATTAATTCCATAATAGTAGTTGTGAACTCAAATCCGTGAAATCTGTATCCAGTTCAGTCAAAGTTACCAACTTGAGATGGTATAGGGTCAGGAATCCACGACATTGGATTAATTACCATGAATTTAGGCATTTTTCTCGTGTCATCCCAACCATATCTATACCTAATCCCAACCCCGAAAAAGTATCTATCTTGTTCCTTTTGATAGTATAGTTGTTGGTAATCTTGCTCATTATTATCATATTCTGCCATATAGTTAAGATTATCAGCCTTATCTGCTGACATCCAACCATCTGCACTAGCGAAATTAACTGTTAATCAGTCTGTATAAGAACTTGCTATCAATGTATCGATAGCATTAGCTGTCATATTGATATTTATCTTGTTAGGGTCTTTGGCTTGTTTATTCCATCTAATAATTCTATCTCTATATTGCTGTCTTTTATTAACAACATAGTCAAAACCCTCTTGATACTCTCTATCAATCTGAGCTAACAACTTGTCTTTGTCTTCTTGATTTAGTACATCTGAAATTTTCATGATAGGTACTGAATATAAATCGGTAATTTCCTTAAATCACCCAATTCAGTACCCCACAAACACTCAATTACAAGAAAGTAATAGAATATGGTATTGACTTAATACAATATACTATCATAATCTATCTCATAAGTACCTGTGAAACTGTTTTCGTTCTCCTCAGTTTCCTGTACCAAGAATATCATTCTGAACATTATAGCATCTGCAAAGTCTGGACTACGATTTATTCTCCTTTTTAGGTCTTTTTTATCCTCTATTTTTACTTTTCAGTCGGTATCTATACCTGTAATAAAGATATTTTCCAATTCTTCTGACAATTTATCTCTAATAACTCAGTCTGCATACACTCTAATCAGCCTTTTCTCCATCATTTCTTTTAACTTAAAGTAGCATTGAGCTTTTAGATTAGCATAATTCCTTATAACATAACCTTTTTTCTCCTGCTCAAACTTATAAGGTCTAGAATTATTAACAAAGTTGGTACAACCTCTTAATAAATCTGATACTCAACCTCATACTCAGTCAGAATCTACTACTATATTTCTACGACTTACTCCATACATTTCTTCTAAATCTCTAACTCTACCTGCTATCTCATCTATCGTGTTCCTATCATACTGAATAATTTTAATACATTCTAAGCCTCTCCAAACGCAAATAACGGTTTTGTCATCTCCAAGCCTTGCTACATCCACACTGATGTATGTAACCTCTTTCTTTTCAATATTAACCTCGAACAAGTCTTCGATTTCATCGTGTCTGAATAGCTTTCCTGCATCTCATGACCAATCAAAGTTTCAATACAAAAGTCTTTGCTTAGTAATCTCATCTGTTGAGTTTCTAAGCTGTGTTATATACTCTGGGTCAACATAATCATTATCTGTAACCAATGCTGGAATAAAGATAGTTTCTGGTGGTAAAGTCTGACTTTTCCAAGGTGTATAGAAGGTTCTTTTCACTCGTCACTGGTCTGGATTAAACGTGCATAAAAGTTTAGGAATAATGCCGTATTCCTTGTTTTTCTGCCTAGCAATACGAGTTTTTAGGATGGTAACAGCCTGCTCGTCTATCTCGTTCGCCTCGTCTATGAATCATCATGTAAGCTCTAACGAACCGAACCTTGTAAATAAAGGGTCACCAGGTTGGGTAGCACAATCTAATAATAATATCTCAGATTTATTTTCGAATCTTATAATATTATATTTTTTATCTAAATGTCACATGAACTGTTTAGGTATGTTATAGTCCTGTCCCAGCTTATAGTAAGTATTAACTGTGGTTTTCATAAGGTTAGATAATTCTCTACGTCAGATAAACCACCTAGTTCATGGGTATTTCTGTGCCATATACCATAATCGCATAACTCAGATGTAGCTCTTTCCTCAACCTGCTCAACCTCCATAACCTATGTTCCTATGAGTATTGTCAGTTAAGTATTGCCAAGCCTCTGCTTGCTTCTCGGTCATCTCAAAGTTTGGGTTAAATAGTTTCGCCATCTTGTTTGTCTTCAGATTCTAAAACTTCTCCTTCAACTATCTCTGGAGTCTTATGTTTAATAGTTATTGTAACTTCTCAAATACCAGTAAAGTCTGTGTTTTCGTCCTTTTCCCTTCCTATTCACATTCTGTTAAGTCTATCTTTTATTCAGTCCATCCTTACTGCTGGTGGCATCTTGTCATTTCTTATAATATCCATCTGAATATCTAACAACTCATCAGCAGAAGTCAGAATCTTCTCATGTAGATACTGCTTAACCCTTTCGTTATTCTTTATAGTTCTAGCATTACCTGTATCTCCTGGACTCCACAAGTCTGGCTTATCTAATATACCTTTAGAAGCTCTATAACTCTCAGTTGCATTCATTGTCTTTAAATAATGGTCAACAAAAGTCTTCTGCTTCTCAGTCAGCTTTTTCTTTACTGCTAATTTGTCTGGTCATTTATATAAAGGACTTTTCTCTCTCTTAGGCTTCTTCCTCTCTTTAACAATCTCTCACTCAATAGCCTCAGATTTCTTTTCTACCTTTATATCATCATCAAAGGTTAAATCGTCCCATCTGATAACCGTTCAGTCATCTAAAACGTAGTCATTCTCGCCTAATGGACGTGTTAAATTATCTACTTTTTCTTCCATTCTGATTTCTTATCTTTTAAATATTTAAGCTGATTATTAGCCTTAAACTTCTCCAACTCCTCCTTTATCTTCTCCGTACTCCATCATAAAAACGGCTTCTTCCCTACTATGACAAAATACTCCTCCCTTAGCTTATCCCTCTCGCCATTCGTAAGTTCCTCCTCATAACTCTTAAATAGCTCTTTCTGTAATCTGCTAAGAAACTCTAAAACATCCCATGTAGGTAAACTCGCATACCTCTGGGTGTACATACGATAATCATTGATTACCTTTAAAACTGCTTCAGCTTTCTCTGAAGCCTCTAACCTTTTCAACCCTGCATGGTTGTTTTGGTTAGTTGTGTCAATTAACTCAGACATACCTTTTGTTTAAGAATATAAAGGCGTGCCTTTTTTCATTTGCTATTTGTAAGATTTTTGGTATTTTTAAGTCAGATTTATTTTTCTTTTATTTGATGAAAGACTTTCTCCTATCTCTACTCTACTACCTAGGCATAATAGTCTGACCTATATTAACAGTCTGACTTATTGTTTTCGTTATTATGACTTGCTTCTAATTACTGATTATCTTCCCCAGGCAGACTTTTCTTTAACTTTAACACATTATCCCTAAAGTCTGGTCGTGTTATCTTTATCCTTTTCTCATTTATCGCCCAGAGATAGCATTTTCTTATACACTCTTGATACATTCAGACTTCTGCCTTCGTTTCCCTTTCTAATCTCTCATACTCTTTCATCTGATATTCTAAATTATCTTCACTTTCTTTTAGCTTTTTTTCTAAGTCGGAATCTGACAACGTGGTATTTTTGCCACTCTCATCCGTGGCATTCTTTCTCAATTGCTCTCTCAGTTCCTTGTTCGCTTCGCTCAATTCCTTATTCGCTTCGCTCAGCTTTTTATTTTCTTCTTTTAATATATCCACCTCGCTCTCTCCTATATCCTTTCTTCTTCAAAGAACATACATTCCGTTCTCCTTATACACCTCTCACTTAGCAATTAATCTATCTATGAGCTTCCTATCGTTCTCATTCTTCCCTAAATGCTTAAGCAACTCTTTCTTCGTGTTGAATCTCATTCGAAACAATTTAATAAATTAAATCCCCAGTTATAAAGCTAAAACGTGGTTTATTCTACCACGTTCGTAGAGTTCATTTTCTCAATTGCAAGAGATTTTTTATATTGCGTGGTATTTTGTGCCACGTTTGGTATTTCCCTTAGAGCCACCGTAAGGATATTATTCCAATTCAACGCACACACGATGGGAGGGCATCCCTCCTCCCTGTCTGCACGAAACACAGCACGAAACCTAGCGAAACACACACAGAAAAACACAAAAATTTTATGCAAGGGTTGGGGGCTTTTGGATTTTTGGCTTCTTCTCTGTCTTTTTTGCTAAAATATAAGAGCAAAAATGCGAGTATGTTATCATACACGCAAATAACAGGCAGTTTTTAATAAGTTATTTTTAATAAGTTTGGCTAGTTCTTGCGTATTAGTTTTCTTTTGTGTGTTGTGTGTGTTTATTGTGTGTATTTAATAGTATTATATATATATTATTTTTTATAGTGTGATGGTTAAAGTATAAGGCTATAAAAAAATCTGATTATATTAATAGTGTTTTTATAGTTATTGCATCTAGTTATATAATCTAGTGTATTTTTACATTTTAACGGCTGAAACTTTAGGGGCAGATTCTCACAAGCTGGCAGTTATTCAATATTTTTATTTTATCTTGCTTTTATTATTTCTTGAAACGGTATGAACTGGCTTTTCTTGTCATTTTCTTATATGTTTAGTATTTTATATTATAGCGTTTTTTGATTTACTAAATAAATAATAAATAAATCTGATTGAATTTTTTTATTTTTTACTCCATTTTTTATTATTTTTTTTAATTTTTTTATACTTTTTTTGTATTTTTTAGACTTTTTTTGATTTTTGTTTTATTAGTTCTGAACCATGTTTATTCTTATTTATTCCACTTTTACTATACTTTTTTTGAATTTTCTCTTGCATTTTTATTTTTTTTGATTATAATACCCACGTAATCAAATGAGAGCTGACTAATATAAAGCACCAGTCAAGCGTAAAGCTTGGGCAACTCCAACCGATTATAACTATATATTTAATATGTGAAACTGTTTAGGGCATACAGCCATATTAAATCAAACAAGCCCACCAACTACCACACAAAAGGCAAGACCTCATAAAAAAGGCTGATGCGTTGCGTTCTTTAACATTAAAATTCTTGTAAATTGTCTATATTTGGGACTTGTGCTATTTTCTCAGGTTCTACCAATAAAAAACCTTACGGCGTATCTTATGTCAAAAACTACCACGCAAGCCCCAAACTATAGACCTTTTGCATGGTCGTTTTTATCACTTATTTACTAAAAAGATGAAAAGAAAAACACCAGCGTCTTATATAAAAGACGCACTAAAAAAACAGTTCCCAGCTGTAAAATTCTCTTGCAAATATGAGAGCTTTTCAATGGGGGACAGTGTTAATGTCTCATGGACATGATGACCAACACAAAAAGAAGTCGAGAGCATTGCAAAACAATTTCAGATGTGAACTTTTGACTGAATGACTGATATGTATGAATATTTTGACACAGACAAACCAGCCGAACAGCTTGCGAAATATGTATTTTGTGAGAGAATACCAGCAGAATGAGAAGAAAAAGAAATAATAAAAGAAATTGAAGAAAAAAGCTGATTTAATTTTGATAAATTTATTGAAAGCATCAACAGAGATTTTGAAAACGTATGGACAAAATGGGACGCTTTTAAGTGTTGAATAAAGCAAAAACTCCAAGAAATTGGATACACTTACCAAGAAGCAAGCGACAAAATGCGAATAGTTTACAATTTATATTATAGAGAGGGGCTTTTTAATTAAAGCCCTTCAAGTTTTATTTACTACCACAAAAAAAGATGACAAAAAAAGAGAAAGCGATGAGGTATTATTTTAAAAAATACCTTTTAGGGTGCGACTATACGGCATTCGTTGAATGATTAGACCCCTATTTTAAAAGGCACGAATTAGATGCGTTTTCAACTTATTTATTTAGAAAGTGAATGGAACTGGGATACACAGAAGAAAAAGACGAAGACATTATAGAAAAAGCAATTAATGATATTAAAAAATATGGGTACATAGTCCACGTTTACTAATTTTATAATTTTACCAATTAAAAAGATGGAACAACTTATAAACAACCTAAAAAATACAGCGTTTTTATATTTTGAAGATAGAAACGCAGGGAAAGGCACAGAACGAATAAAAAGCTGACTAAAAGAGATAATAAAAACACTTAAACTTGAATTGAAATACACACCAGAGAATGAAGTAATAGAAAGGGCATACAAAAAACTTGAAGAATTGCGACAGGCAACAAAAACAAACGATTTAACACAAACACGCAGGGCTTTATACAGTTATTTTAACGTATTTACTCTTGCGATGGGTATTTTTACAACAGGGGGCGAAGAATAAAAAGCCCATTGATATTTTTTATCACTTACCAACTAAAAAAATGACAAACAACATCACACTAAAAACAATCAACAATATTTTAAAAAAATCTGATTTTTATTTTATAATTGACTCCTATTTTTGAAAACCTGGGAAATTTAAAATAAAAAAAATCGAATACGACAGAAAAACACCACACAACAAGGAACGAACAAGGCGAGAAAATAGGGGGAATTTTTATTTAATTTATGATAGCGAAGACATAGAAAACATAAGCGAGGGCGTTTTATATGATGAAGACAAGGCTCACGGCTTACGATTTTTATTTGACAGATTAAACCAACTACAAAAAGACAAAAAACAAGTATTTTATACAACAAGAAGTCGATTTGCGACAGATGGCACAGCTTACGATTTTTAATATTTAACCAACAACAAAATGATGATACACTTATTTTATAGAGACAAAAACCGACAGCATAGGGGATATGCTGAAAACTACAACTTGCTTGTAGATTATGACAAAAAACAATTTGAAACATACACCACGCCCTTCTATTGATATAGAGGGGCTGAACATATAGAAACAAGCAAAAAATCTGATATTTTAGAGTATGAAAAAATGCTTGAAAATAGATGATTTATAAAAACTAAGTTTTAACTTTTAACTAATTACAAAATGAAAACAACTTACACAATGGGAACAAGTGATGACTGATATTGTTTATATTGTTGAACATTGGGGCAATGTATAGACAGATTATTTTACGATATAAAAGACAGAGAATATAGAGAAATTACTGATTATTCAATATGTAAAGTAAAGCACCCAGACAATTTAACGCTTGACTGGGGAATGGGTGGGGACTGCTACCTATTAAACGAAAAAGAAGAAATAGATGACTTAAACGATGAAATTTTGACAAAATGAAAAATAATAAGATTAAAAAAATCTGATTTACAATTTATAAAAAAACATTTACCTATTAACTAATTAAACCATGAAAACACTAGACAATAACTATTTTTATAGCATTTTAGAGAATGCAAACTATTGACGAGACATTACAAGAGTAGAAGAAACGCTTGAAAAAGATTTAAACCAGAATTATGAATGCAAAAACACAGATTATAACTATCGAAAAAACAGTTTCTTACAGTCTTTTGAAGACTTGTATAGAGTTATACAACAGTGTACTTATTTTATAAAATGAAAACCTATGGAGGACTTGATTATTCAGAGCTGAATATATTTAGAAGAACTATTAAACAACAACCGAGAAATAAAAACAGAAAAATAAAAATCTGACTTTTACCCCTTACTAATTATAACTATGAAAACACTAGAAGAAAAACTTTACCCATTATTGGATAAATACACCTATAAAGACCAAGAGGAACTAGAAAATAAAATTGAAGAAATTTATAATGCTGAAATAATCAAAGGCAGCAAATATTATTTTTGAAAATGCTTATTTTTCACAGATTTAGCTTTTGATTATGTAGAGAGCAGAAAGCTAAACATACCAATTTTTTTACCTTTTTAATCAATTACTAAAATGACAATACAAGAACAAATTACTCCACAAATGAGGGAACTTTTAGAAAATCAACTTGAAGAATATAGCAATTCATGGGATGATGCTTGACTGTATAGCGTTTTACAGCATGACATACTAAACGAAATGGATGATATTTATATTAGTCTTGATATAGCACAAGATGGAGATTGAAAGACATATTTATACATATATTGATGAGTAAAAAATTTATTAGGGAAAATCTGACACGCTGACCTTTTACTTGATAGCGATTTTACATTTATGGGATATTTTGATTTATTAGAACAATTAGACAAATGGAACGAAAGAGTGAAAGAGATGCAAAAAGAAAATGATAAACATTTTAATTCTTAATCAATTATAAAAATGAGATACTATATAAACCTACATACAAGACGAGGGCATCCAATGGGAACTATTTACTGAAATAATAAAAAAAGATTAATAGAGGAGGCACAAGAACAAATGGAACGATTAAAAAAATCTGATTTAAAAAGACATTATTTACATATTAACCAACAATAACAGATGCAGATTATATTATTAATAGTATTATTTACTTTAAATTTACTTTTTAAGGACTAAACGAAAATAGGGAGGAATACTCCTCCCCATAGTCGTTTTTATCACTTTTTACTACCACGCAAAAAGCAATTGATTTATATTTTTACTTTAATAAAATGCAAGATGTTTTAACACCTACCACAGCAGAAATGACAGAATGAATAAAAGCATACAAAATTTCTGAATTAGAAAAAAAAGAAAATCTGACTTTTAAAACGATAAAAAAGAGGACTAACGATTATATACCTATTGAGTTCGAAAATGCTCTTGCGAGAGTAAAATGTAGAAGATGAGAACAAAATAACCCTTACAGTATTAGATATATAAGGAGAAAAGACATAGAAAAACGATTTAAAAATAACTAATTTATATTATAATAAACTATCAAAATGAGAGAAACAACACAAAAGGAGGAGGAACTCATAGAGATTCTCGCCGATTATTTTAATGTGTCATTAGAGGACACACCACAAGAAACATTAGAAAGCTGACAGTTTAACGCTTGATGCAAAATGAGAGGAGATGCTTTTCTCTCATTAGAACAAGTTGTAAAATGTTTAAGAATAAACTGACGGCTTGATGATGAAGAATAGAATAAGATAAAAACACCATGCAATAAATAGCCCTATCACTTGATAGGGTTTTTTATATTGAAAGAAAAAGAAAATACAGTTAAAAACTAGCAAAAATAGCCATTTACTCTTGAAATATATATTGACATTTTGTATAATATATGAGTTATATATAACAGATTTATATTTTTAGCTGAGAAAATGTATATAACTAAAGAGATTATAAGCGAGCGAACCCAATATCTATATAATAGGCAATACTCACAAAATACAATAGAAAATTATAATTCTGATTTAAAACTTTTTTTGAACTTTTTAAGATTAGAAAATAGGCTTTACACCATAGACCATACACAAATAACGATGATGAAAATCGAAAGGTGGAGAACATATCTTTCAGAATTAAAAACCCCAAAAACAAGCATTTATTACAAAATAAAACCTACTATTTCACAATCTACAATTCAAAGTAAAATAACAGCAATAAAATCTTTTTTAAAATTCTTGAATCTGATTTATAACTGCTGATTAGATTATAAGAAAATAGAAAGTAAAAAAATAAAATCAGACTTTATTGAAGTTATATCTGAAAATGAGTATAGATTGCTATTTGATTTTATAGGGGACTATGAAAAATATAAAATAAATAGTTTGAGAATGCAACTACTTATAAATATATGATATACAAGCTGATTAAGATTAAGCGAAATGCTAGGTCTAACCGTATCAGATATTAAAAAGAAAGAATTAAAAATTGTATGAAAGGGGAATAAGCCACGCCGAGTATTTTTCACTAATTCTACACTCTGAATTTTAGATGATTACTTAATAGAAAGGTCAAACCCAATACCACGAACATGAAGAATCGAAAACTATTCAGATTTTACTTTTATTTCTCATAATTCATGATATGATTACTGAAATATAATATCTAAACAAACAGCTTGCGAACTCATGAAAAAATATTCTGATAAACTTAATATTTGAAAGCGTATAACAATACATACATTAAGGCATTCTTATGCAACCAAACTTTTAGAAAGCTGATTTAATATAAGAGAGATACAAGAGTTGCTAGGACATAAAGATATACAAACAACTGAAAATTATTGTCATGTGTTAAGATGAAATTTAAGCAAAAAATTAAGTCAGATTTTTAGATAATTAATTATGCTAGTTATGAACTACATAAAAATCTCTTGAAATTTTAAAATTTTGGGTTATAATTCCCAACAGTTAAATGAGATACATTGTATCTTGAGTGAGTGAGTATGAACCCCTCTTAAGGATAAGGTCGTGGGTTCGAATCCCACCCCTCCCAAATCATATGATTTGAAAGGCTCATGATACGAAATGTATCATGGGCTTTTCTTTATAAAATATAAAGTTGTGAGCCTTTAATCATTTAACGAAAAAAGGACATCACAACACACAAGGAGAGTTATTAAATAGCTGTGTTGTTAAGGGAAGGAGTGATGTCGCCCATAGCAACACATCGATTTAATAGCTCTTTTTCAAAGATGAAAATCGACCCTACGATAAAGGGATAAGAAAGTAGAGTAAATTAAACGATTGTGTTCGCTTAAAAACTCTACTTTTATTTCTTATCTATCAAACAAAAATGCAAAGCCAAGCTGATATGAACGGTATCGACAGATTTCAAGTTATGAAATCTTATGCAGAAACAATTAGATTAGTCGCATGAACTAATCAAGAGTTAGCAGAAAAGTTATCCTATGTTGTCATTCAGTATTGAATTTATGGAGAATTGCCAAAGTGATATGATGAGCCAATGCTACTTGCTTTATTTTCTCAGATGAAATTACCAATAGATAAATGCAGAGCAAAGAGCTGAAATGCAAAGAAGACCTTTGAAAAAGCATTAAATCAAATTGAAATCAAATGAAAATCAAACGAAAATCAAACTGACACAAAAGATAAAAAAGAAAAAAGAAAAAATAAAGAAATAAATAAAGAAAGTAAAAAATGATATTGAGAGTTTGGTAAATGTTATTTGAGTGATACAGAATATCAAAAGGTTGTAAATGATTATTGAACTAGGAATGCAAACATACTGATAAACAAAGTAGATAGTTATTGTGCTAGTAAAGGTAAGGCTTACAAAGACTATGTCGCAGCAATTAGAAATTTCGCACAAAATGCAGGTATAGAAAAGCTGAAACCTAAACAAGAAAATGATAGCTGAGTGTATGAGAACATGAGAGATAACGATATTTATTTACAAAACCTAATACAATGAAAGACAACATAACAGAAAAAGAGAGAATCGAGAGATACATAATGGCATGATTACTTACAGATTATGATAATCTCATAGACTTTATGAGAATACAACCATCTGATTTAGAAAGACCATATAACGAGATATTAAAAATAATGAAATCTGAATGAACATGAGATATACCTCTTATATGTAGCAAGAGTAATAATCTAAAATCAGATGACCTATACGAATTAGCAAGTGAAGTAATTTATACAAACCCATTAGATTTCCAAAAATATGTCGAGGCATTAAAAGACATAGTGGATAGAGAGAGAATTACGCAGATACTACAAAATTCAGCATTAAATGTTAAAGGGTTTGGTAGTATGTGGGAAATATACCTATCTATACATAGAGAATTTATGAAACTAGAAGAATTTAACTGAGATAGTGTAAAAGATGATTTAAAAGATGTAATAAACGAGGCACACTGAGAGAAAGAAGTAAAGATTATTCCAACATGATACAGAGATTTAGACAATTTGATTTGATGATTTGAGTGATGACAAATTGTAGTAGCATGAGCTAGACCTTGAATATGAAAGTCAATGATAGCAATAAATCTGATGATGAACAATGTTAGAATGTGAGAAAAAGTAGCATTATTCAGTATGGAGATGATGAATAAACAGATTATCAGAAGATTATTAGCTTTAACATCTTGAGTGAGTGTTTGGAAATTAAAGACAAAGCTAGAATGAGCTGAACTAGATAGAGTAAATAAATGATATGAAGAACTAAAACAACGATTAGACAATATGTATTTGATTGATAATTGCTGAACTATTGGAGAGATAGAATGAAAAATAAGGTATTTAGTCCATAAAGAATGAGTTAGTATAGTCTATATAGACTACTTACAACTTATTAGAAACCCACAGATTAAGAATAACCCAGTAGAATCTATTACAGATATTTCACAGAGATTAAAGCAATTAGCATTACAGTTATGAATTACCATCGTAGAACTTTCACAGCTTAATAGAGATGCCGATAAAACAATTATCAAAAAAGCAAGTCAATTAAGAGGTAGTGGTTCGATAGAACAAGATGCAGATATGGTATGGATACTTGATAAAGAAAATGATGAATGAAAAGAAATAGAGTTATCCGTTCAGAAATGCAGAGATGGTAGGATAGGAGATATACAACTTATGCAAAATGCAGACATTATGCAAATTACAAATAAACCTAAACCATTTTAAAACTTAACCAATTACTAAAATGAATAAAAGCACAGCAAGAGAAAACTGATTCTTCATCATAACAACAGATGATGGGGACAGATACTTATACGAGGTATATGCTAACTGAGAAATGTATTCGATAGAATGAACAAGTGAACAAGCTAACCAACAGTTAGAAGAATTATGGGAAAAGTATTGTAGAGAAAATAATTTAGATTCTGACTAATATCAAAATGAAACTGACTTATCTCGATACAAAATGGAATTACAGACCAGAGTATCAGCTTGACGATTTTATTAGAGTGAACGAATTGGAGAATTACGACACTACAAAACTAATCAAAATCATGGTAAAGCTGTACGAACTATATATGGAGGAAAACTATTTATAATCTAACCAATTTAAGAGAATGAAAAACGTATTAAAAAAATTGTTCCTAGCGAAAGCTATGGTATCACAGATGAAAAATTCAAAAGAGTGAAGTAATGATTTCTCAAAGTATTCTTACTTTACTCCAGAACAAGTTAATAAAATTGTTCAAACAGTAAATGATGAAAACTGACTTTTCACAGCATTTAATCTTAAAAGAAATGAATACTGAGTATTCTGAACTTTAACAGTTTACGACGTTGAAAGCTGAGAAAGTTTAGAGTTCGAGATGGCATCAGAAATTCCAGAGATTAAAGCTACAAATGCAGCACAACAACTAGGTTGATGTGTGACTTATACGGAGAGGTATCTGAAAATGAGCGTTTATTGAATCGTGGACAACTCATTAGACTTTGATACCACAGAGAACACTAAAGCAAGAGCTCAAAAGAAATCTGAATGAGAAGACTTAGACTGGTTCGAAAAAGCAAAACAAGCCACTAAGTTTATGCAGGAATGTTTAGATGAAGAAGACTTTATTAGCAAGGTTAAGTCAAAACATAAGCCAACCAAACAACAGGAAACAGATTTAAGAATTTGTTATAAGAATGCTAAGGCTATGGAAAATATAGATTTACCATTTGGGGACTAAGTCCGAATATATAGTGAATTTAGTTGCGTCAACCAAAGACGTTAAAATACACGGAGTTGTTGGAAAATACTCCCAATCAGAAAAATATTCTCTCCTGCAACTCCGATATTTATTCTTTAAACATAAACATGACAAGAAAAATCATCAAATTATTATGAGTAATCGCAGTTCTCATCGTTGTCGTTTTAATTCTAATCACTGCTTATACAGTGTGAGCAAATAAGACAACAGACAATGTAATCAATGAGTCTCTATGAACTTTAGTTGACCGTATGGACTGACTTAGAGATTTGAAACAAGAATGTGCCGATAATTTAGGAATAAAAGACTCTGCAAAGTTCTTGAAATGATATAGTGGATACTGTGATTCATGGGATAATGAGATTATAGAGCTAAGAGATAAAATAAATCAGATTTCTAAAAAAGATTATGAGGGTTTAAATTAGTGGAGACAACCACAGAAAAAAACACGCCAAAAGAAGAACCAAAAGAGGAATTATATATAGAACCTAATCCAACAGAGGAAGAAGTAGAAGAACAAATCAGAGTTATGGAGATGGTAGAACAAGCTATGACTGAGGCAGAGAATAACATAATCCAGTTAAACTACACAGGGACATTAATTCATAAATGATTTAAGAGAGATGACGAGAGACAAAAGTACGTACAATATGCTTATAAACTAGGTTGAATGGATTTCGTTAAGCTCATTGAATGCGAAAACTGAAATTGGTCTCTAAAAGCTGTTGGAGATTGAGGTAAGGCGTTCTGATTATGTCAGATTAATACAAATTATCACAAACTACCAGAGAATTATAAGACAAGTTGGCAGGTACAAGTAGAAACTTGTTATAAGAAACGAAAAGGCTGAACAAAATTTTACTGACCAAATCGTATCGTGAAAGGTCAGAAATGTTCGTCTTATGTATCAAACAGATTTATATTGGAGTAATAAAATGTTCGCTGAGGATTTAAAAGAATGAAGGAATGTAGAGTTAGAATATGCTAGAGAGCTTATAGACCAAAAGCTAAAAAACTTAGAGCTTGCACCAGATAGAAAATTTACAGACCGAGACTTAAAGATTACAACGAATGATGATAGAGAGATTAGTTATGAGATTAAACATGATATAGTCTCTGAAACATCGTGAAATGTTTGATTTGAGTTCTATTGTAATAAAAAGCCAAGTGGTGTTTATGCAAGTAAAGCTGATGTGATAGTCTATAAGCTCTGAGATAAATTCTATCCTATGAATAGAGCAAAATTTCTTATATGGCTAAACTGAGTAAAAAAATCCGTCAAGAAGTGATGAGATAATAACGCATCTTATATGTATGTCGTTAGTAAAGAAGATTTCTTTAAAGATTATGCAAGACTGAGCTAGGCATCTCGTAAAACTGTTAGCAGGTAGTCCTGTTCAGTAATGGCAGGAAGGGTCGTGTTTTACCTTCATGGAATCCTGCGTACCTACTGCACTAGGTATCATATTGTAAGAAATAATATAAAAGAAGGTTTGTATAGATTTGGTAGCCATCGTGCAGGGTGGCTTTAGAAAGATTTACATCCTAACAAAAATAAATGACAACCTATATCCATTGTGTTAAGTGTGGCAAGACAATAGAGAAGAAAGTTAATAGACTTTACTGTATTAAATGCCGTAATGAAGTGGATAAAGAATTGGCAGCGAAAAGGAGAGAAGAACATAGAGAAGAAATCAGAGAGAAAGATAGAGATTGGTACAATAGGAACAGAAAAAAGTTCTGACCAAGAAATATTTTGTACGTGTAAAATTTGTAAAATTTTAAATGTTTAACCCATATCTATGCCAACAAAAAAGAAACCTAAAAAAGCCAAAGAACCTACAAGGAGTCAGTTAATTAAGAAGGCAGACAAGCTATTCTCAATCTACACTAGAATCCATTATGCAGATAAAGATGGATATGTGAAATGCTATACTTGCTGAAAGAAATTAAGATGGGACGACCCACAGATGAACTGCTGACACTTTATAAGTAGGAAATGTATTCCTCTGAGATGGAATAAAAACAATGCGAGACCTCAATGTTTTATGCCATGTAACTCAAAGTTAGCATGAAACTGAGAGCCAGTATTATTCAGAATTAATTTAGTGGAAGAAATAGGGGAGGAAGAAGTCCAGAAGCTAGAGAATGAATATCTATTCTGGAAACAGCATGATGATAAGATTTCTACCCCACAGATAAAAATAATAATTCAGACTTTAGAGGAGTTGATAATCAAAGAGTCTGAGAGAAATAGATTTTAATTCCTAATTTATAAGAGAATGAAGCTAACTAAAGAACAATGGAAAAATCTAGACAAGTTATCAGTAAAAGAAAAAGCTGATATAGCTTTAGAGACTGTATATGAATTAGTAGAAGATTTCAGAAATTATAAGATTGACCAAGAACAGAGAGAATTTGATAAGATGCAAGAAGAATGGGATAAAAATATAGATACCATAAACGATTGGAGACTATTCATTACATGAATATCAGTATGAGCTATAATAATGGCCAGCATTTATTTCTTGTTTGTTAAGTAATGAGCAAAGAAGATAAACTTATAGAGATAATGGCGTGGATATGCCTAGTGTGTATTGTGGGATTCTTCCGATGGATTAATTATGAATTATCTTTAACTGTTAGTTAATACAAATGAATAGAATAAAAATGCCTAAACCTAAACCATCTCTATGGGAGAGAATCAAACGTTTATATCTTAAACTATTCAAATGAGGAAAAGAAAAACAGAGTTAATGGAAGAAATGTCAGAGCTTATATGGTTAGCTCGATTGTTAATTTATGATGTTAAGGATATGCCAGATAGTGAAAGATTAGAAAAAATCTGAAATGCTATCAATATCTTTTATGATAAATACGACATAAACTCTTAACACATAGGCAGGAGGAGGACTGCCTTTATAATCAGATTTATTTATTATTTATATATAATGTCTATAACAGAACGAGCGAAAGGAAAAGGGGAAAAAGAAATCTGAATAAACAGATGTAGGAGATGTGGATGAAGATTAGAGAGTAAATCTGATTTACGATGTGAATATTGTAGAGCTAGAGTGGATGAAGAAATCAACCACGAAACAAGCAGACCTTTTAATTGGTATTTTACTTACTATCAGAGAACAAGATGACAGAAGAAGAAATAAAAAAGCTGAAAGACTTTAAGGTATATGTTTTTGAATGAGAGGTATATGTTAAAGCTGAAGATTTTAAGGAGATAGCAATAGAGAATAAAAAGCTGAAAGAAGAACTAGAATGGTATAAAACAGAACACGAAAGACTTGTAGATAAGTTAGTTATAAAATGAGCTACTGAATTATTAGATAGAAAATTTGAGAATAAGAAATGATGGCAATGAAAGTAATCAGATTTATTTAATTTATTATAACCAATGGAAGAACTACTAAACAAACTAATAGAGAAAGGGTGGAAACCACGAGATGAAGAAAGTGTAAAAAGCTGTATGGTTTGAGAGCCATTCTATAAAAGAAAGTTTATTGAAAAAGATTTATGATTTTACATAGATGACAGATGAACTCCACAATGGCTATTTACTAAATCATTAAGAGAAATCTGTTCAAAGTGAAGCTGACTATGGCAATTCGTGTGTGAGAATGGAATGGTAAAACACGACCAATATACAAACACAATACGACAACAAATATATGAGGATGAACGAGATAGCGAAACATATGCAACAAAGTATGATGAATGAAGTTATCTATTCCGAATTATACAGAGTGCCTTATGTGATGAAGATAAGTTAGAAGAATTTTTACTTCAAAATATTAAGGTAGAATGATAATAACGATAATAATATTTGAAATTATATATATGGTTATAGCTGTACTACTTGGGTATATATGGTGAAATATAAATTGATTTTCAGAATGACTAAAAGAATGACAAGAGATTACAAGAAAGTTTTATGATGATAAAAATGATGACAGCTTATGAAAATTTCTTGATAACATTAGAAAGACTTGTGAAGATATAGCATATAAATAATCAGACATTTATATTTTATTATTTACAGACATGGAGAAACTATCAAAACTATTAAATGAATATTTAGAAAGTCAGAATAAAGATATTCAGCAGTTCATGAATATAGCAGCATTAATGACACAGTCAGACAGTAAATTATATCAGACTTATATTATATCTAAGGATTTCTGATTTATTCAACGGCTAGTAGAACAAGATAAGATAAACATAACCAAATCAAAAATAGATGAACTACCTGCAATGTATGCTTATGATTATGATAGTGTAGAATGCAAAACAGACAGACTTTTAATGATTTTGGCTATTAGCGAACAGCCTATTGAACTTTTATGTAGTATACTCAAATAAATATGGGAAAGAAAGAAAAGAAATCTGAATTTATTTGAAATATAGATAAACCTTTTGAATGATACCATTGGAAAGAAATCTGAATTTCACTTTTTTGATTAGAGGCTTGTGAAGATTTATGATTTGAAATTATAGAGAATATATTAGATGAAGTATGAATAGACCAATGAACTACTATGAGGGAGTTGGTTATGTCTGATAGAATTGTAAGAGCAAGAAATACAGTAGAAACATTAAGAAGAATGAAAAGTTGGTATAACATAATGACAATGCTAAATGAATGCTGACTTTGACCTAAACAGTATCAATAAATAAAAAATTAATATTGAATTGACACTGTTATGTGCAGAAAGTATTTGAAAACGAATACTAATCAGACTTTTATATTTTAATTTATAGGTTATGGAAAAAGAAAAGAGAAAAGAAAAATCTGAAATAAGATGGAGAGATAATCGCCGTTATAGGCACAGGTAATAACTGTGTGCTATATAAAAGGATTTCAAGTCTGTCAGACTTAGTCCAGCCACGAGCCTCTACCTATTTATACAACGGAATAGGATTACGCTAAAAGAGTGGCTGGCTTTATAATCAGATTTATTTATTTAATTTTATACCTATGGAAAAGAGAAAAGAAAAATCTGAATTAGACAAGATATTAGATGGATTAGATAGAAGTTGCTGACTGGTAATGGATGAATACATAAAACAGAATTGTATGAAAATCTTAGAAGAAAATTGAAATCTGAAAAAAGAAGTAGATATATTAGCTAATAGAAGACTTACTTGGACAGCTATACTAATTGCAATTATGCTACTAATTTCGGTAGCATTTCAGACTTTTTAATTATTTAATAAATTAAATATGCCAGAAAAAGAAATCTGAAAGCTATTGGAGTTGCTTAATGAGTATGAAAAAGAAACAAAAAATTCTGAATATTCTGAATGGTGGGGTTTATTATGATGAAGACCTCAATATTTAAGGTGCGACACAGTAGAAAGTGAGCTTTTAATTATTTCTAAAGGTTACCGTTTTATTCAACGGCTAGTAGAGAATGATAAGATAGATAAAAAGAAACTAGATGAAGCTGAAAGAAGACCAATGTATGTTACTGATGATATGTTTAGCTTATATAAGGTAGATGAGTGTGTTATTATGCTACTATCAATATCAGATACACCTATTGAAGATTTAATCTCTTACCTAAAATAGAATGTCAGACCTAGAATGAAAGAGTAAAGATGAGTTAGTCCAAGAATTAAATCAGCTTTCTAATGATTCCCCTAGAAATAAACAAAGAATGGTAGAGATAGCTAAAGTTTTACTTGCTAGACACTATTGATATACAAGGAAAGAAGAAAAATCTGATGAGAAATAACAGTTAGTACCGTAGTCAAAAATATTCTAACAATAAGAAAAAGCTGACACCTTATTCGTGTTCAGCTTTCTTTTTTATTTTCTTCTAAATAGTTCATACCCCACTAGGATACACAGAACTATAAAGAGGGTAAAAGTCAGACTTAATTGCATTGGTTAATGATAAGAAATAAATCTGATTAGTAATTTCATTTAGTTGATTTATAATATTTAGATACTTCATCTGCTGTCCAACATACCTTCTCTATTATTAGAGTATCTATATATCCTGTATATTTATCTGATGAGCCATTTTTGTGCATTCACATTCTGATTACTGATATTGGTGTTGTTCAATAGCTCCAAGTACAAGAATTATCTTGCACTCCATCTATATATGTTGTATATACATTTGAATTTATTGTTACTACTATATGATGCCAAGTACCATCTCATACTGTCGCTGTTGAATAGTTATTTGTAATTCATCGTGTAGGGCTACCAATTCAGCTTTTCCAAATCTGTGTGTTTATCTTTCAACTAGATGCCATTAAAGTCAGATTTTTATCTGAATTATCCCCTGTAAATAAGAAATCCCCACTAGCATTAGATGCACATTTTACCCAAAAACTAAATGTTCTTGTTGTTGTATTCTCTAATGAAGGTATATCTATATAAGCATTTCAGTTGAAATAAGCACATCCCCCATCTCATCAACTATCCCAAGTTATATTACTAGCTGTACCATTATTTCAATTTCAGCTTAAATCATTTGCATTTCAGTTAAGTGGTCGGTATCATAAAGTATTAGCTCAAGGTTTCCATCATTTCTTCTTCTTATATACCATATTTATTATTGGCATCGCTGTCTTTAAAGAATTTAAAAAGTCTGATTATTATTTTATTTTATTATAGTATGCTGTTACTTCATCTGCTGACCAAGACTTATCCTCTAATATAAACTCATCTAATAGTCATTCAAATCAATTATGATTTGATATTACATTTTTATTTAATCTTCATTGTGAGCCACTTCATCAATCTATACTTTGAGAAGATGTCTGTGTGGTTTTTAATGTCGCATCTATATATGTTTTATACGATGTTCATTCTTTTACACAGCAAATATGATGCCAATTCCCATCATTTATTGTAATTTGAGAATTAAATACAGCATCCTGTTTCCAAGGTATATCTCATTTAATATATCAATCAACTTGATATATGTAAATATATTGAGCTGATGCCACACTTCAGTTGTGATAGAATTTAGCAAATATACAAGCACTATTTGATGTTGATTGTGTGTATTTGACCAAGAAACTAATTGTATAATTTGTTGTAGGATAAGTAAATGTAGTAGGTATTGTCATCCATTTATTGCTTAAATTCTGTAACTGTGTAGCATTTCAGACTTTTCAAGTTGTATATACTCAAAGATTATTGTTCCAAGTTCAATCATATCAATTTCAAGAGCTATCATAAGAGGTAGAGGCTGTATCATTATCAAATGAATAATATAAAACAGTGTTACTTCAAGGCTTCCACTTAGGCTCTCCACCATAAACTGTATTAAATATAGCCATAATTTTTAAACATAAGAAATAAATCAGACTAGCCTTTTCTCCTAGAGAGTTCTTACCCCTCATTTCTACCCTTTCTGGTAGCGTTCCTAGACTTAAACGATAGGAGAAATCAGACTTTTTTTAACTCATTATTAGTACATTCACTACTATATCTCCATCTGGTGCTGTATCACATCCAAAAGTTAA